AGATGGTATATATTGACCGTTTGACTATTGATGAAATATGCGAACGTAAGAATTGGACGACACGCAAGACGTATTATGTTTGGCTAAGAAGAGCAGAGGCTTTTTTGGAAGATTGAAAAAAACAATCTTCTTTTTTTATGTGGTCGTTTTAACCAACCGCGTCTGTTTTAATTTTCGGATTTCAAATCCGTAAAATCATGTAGGGGTGCTAATGGTAAGGTTGCATATAGTTTTGTCATTTCAAATGCCAAAACCTAGGTGCCCTACAGTACGAGCGGCACCTCAGGCCTTACTATTATTAAGGTTACAAGCGGTAACAAAATGTAACTACATTTACTTATAAGAAATAAATATAGAATAAACGTGACCAAATATACAACAACTGTAAGTGCAGGTAACTATCAAAGTGGTATTATAGTAGTATCGAATAATAAGGATAAGGCAGTAGTCGAAGGCTATTGTCTTTTGTTATGTAAGAAAAGAGGTGACAAGGTTGCCAATGGTTCGTAGGTGCAAATATACAGGCTGTCATACGTTAGTAGAAAGGCCTGCATATTATTGTGACAAGCACAAGCAATACGAGGATGAGTATGCTAAGCAGCGCGAGGCATATAGTCGCACGTATTATAATAAGCGTGTTCGCAACAAAGATGAAGCGAACAAAGAACGTTATCAGTTCTATAGGTCAAAGGCTTGGGCTTCACTTCGGAAGCTAGCTTTGGAACGTGATCATTATCTTTGTCAGTATTGCCTTGCTCTAGGTGTGGCTCGACCTAACAGCAAGATTGGCGACCACATTCTTCCTGCTGAGGTCTTCCCAGAGCTTAGGACGGACCTAAGTAACATCGCGACGGCTTGCAGAGACTGCGACAACGTCAAGCGTAAGCTAGAGCAGGATATTTATGGGACAGGGCAAGGAAACACCCACAAAAATACAGAAATGAGGTTATCTGTGAGCCAGTGGGCTGGATTGATAGCCCGCAAAAAGAGAGACGTGCGAGAAGCCCCTTAAAAAGCCCGTAGCGCCGTTTTAATTGTTGGGGGTATAATTATATTGCCTTGCTGTTTAAATTGACCCCCCGCCCCTATTTTGAGCCTAGGAGAGCCGCCACAAGGTGTTTTCTTGTATCGCAGACCAATTTTTCAGATTTTTAAGGGGTGTCATAAATAGTTTTGAAAGGAGAAATGATGATTGGTTAAAAATCCGTACTATCAGCAAAATAACAAACGTTTACCGCATGATCCTCCAAACTATTTAGGGACGGTTGCCAAGGAGGTTTGGCGCAAAATCGTTCCTTTTTTAGAAAGCACAGAGAAAGTCCAGCGCATTGATGTCTTTCTAGTGGAAACTTACTGCACGAATTATGAAATTTACAAAATAGCGTACGAGGACATTAAACAAAATGGGATTCAACAGGAAATAACAAAGCCTATTCAGGCGCAAGGTTCGGGCGAAATCTTGGGAGAACAGTCGCTTGGTTTTAGAAAGAATCCAGCAGTTGCCACAATGAAAGACGCTGTAGACACCTTGAATAGAATTGGTGTTCAACTTGGTTTAACTCCTAAAGGGCGTCAAGAGCTTATGGAGATCGCTGGGGACGACACGAATAAGGTTTCAACCGCAGAAATGCTAAAGGAATTTTTAGGAAAATAAAAAGATATCTTTTTTTATTGAAGGGAGGTGATTAATAGTAAATGAAAACAAATTTAACAAAAACTCATGATATAGATGCAGCGTATAAAGAATTTGATTTCACTGACGTCGCCAAAAAATATCAAGATGCTGGCACGAAGTATTGTTTTGACGCTTTGGAAGGTCGAATCATGGCTGGTTACATGATTAAATTAGCATGTTTCAGACACTTGCGTGATTTGCAAAGACAAGGTAACGACGACTTTCCGTATTCTTACGACACGGACGAGGCAGCTAAGCTACTGCGCTTCGCTAGGATCTGCCCAAACGTTGATACTGGTGAGCCTACACAGTTGATGCCGTGGCAGAAATTCATCTTATGTATGCTATTTGGTTGGCGGAATGCCAACGGAGGTAAACGGTTCAGTCGTGCTATCGTTTCGGTTGGTCGAGGTCAAGGGAAGACGTACTTGATGGCTATTCTTACGGCGTATTCGTATTTTATTGAAAGTCTCGGGCTTTCCAATCAGGACTATTTGGTTACATCAATCAACTTCAAGCAAACAAACAAGTTGCTTGGTTACATCAAATCAATGATGAAGCAGATAATACAAAACGAACCTTTTAAGAGTTTGGCAAACGAAACTGAATTGGGCTTGCATAGCGACCAAGTTATTATGAAGGCGAATAACAACGTTTTAAGAGCTATATCTGCTGAGAGTGGTCAATATGATAGTTTTCACTTTACAACCGCCATTTTTGACGAAATTGGAGAAATTGAAACAAGGGATGCAGTTTCTAAGATTGTTTCGGGACAAGTAAAAGTCCCCAATAGACAATTCGTTCAAATTTCCACCGCCTACCCGAATCCATCTGTTCCTTTTAGGGAAGACCAAAAGATTTTGCAGCAAGCTATGGAAGACGATGACAATCGAGACGCTGACACGTATCTTTGTTTAGTGTGGTCTCAAGATAATCTTGATGAAGTCTTCCAGCCTGAAACTTGGGCTAAGAGCAATCCGCTTTTAGATTTGGAACAAGAGCGGGACAACCTCATGAAAGGGTTGATGGATAAAAGAGATAGCGACCTGCTAAGTGGTAACCTTGCCGATTTCCAAGTAAAAAATATGAATTGCTGGCTGCTCGCTGACAGTAACAGTTTTCTTGATTTGAAAGATATAGAAAATGCAGTCGTTGATGAATTTGATAGACGTGGTAAACGTGTCTATGTTGGTCTTGATGCGTCAATGTTTAGCGATAACACAGCGATTGGCTTTGTTTACCCGTATTTAGGGGAAGATGGTAGCCAAAAATGGCACATCGAACAACATAGCTTTATCCCTTGGCAACAAGCGGGGTCGCTTGAAGCTAAAATGGAACAAGATGGTGTTAATTATCGAGACTTGGAAGCTAAGGGATTTTGTACCATCACCAGCCATCCACAAGGGCTTATTAATCCAGAGGAAGTGTACCGCTGGTTTTTAGATTATGTTGAAGACAACGCACTTGACGTTGTCTTTTTTGGTTATGACGCAATGGGGGTGTCTAAAATTATTAAAGCGCTAGAAGCTAACACAAGCTTTCCTTTGATGCCAATCAGACAACGTACCAGCGAACTGAAAGACCCTACCAAATTCCTTCAGACGCTATTTATTGAAGGCAATATTACGCGCATTGATGATGAAATCATGCGTAAAGCCTTGATAAATGCGGTTATCAAAGAAGACAACATTGGTATTCAAGTAGATAAGATGAAATCTACATACAAGATTGACGTGGTCGATGCAATCATTGATGGCATGTATGACGCTATGTATGCATTTGAAGATTATGCAATCACAAACAATCCAACGTGGAAAGTAGAGCATATGTCACAAGAAGCTGTTTTGGATTGGTTAAAAAACCCTGAAAGCGGGCTATTGGACGAGTATTAGAGGTGAAAATAACAATGATTTTAAAGTTTTTTAAAGCGATTTGGGCTGTTTTTGATGTGATTATGTTTGTTCTAGCAGCAATTTCAGCTAATTTAACGACTTTTTACCAGAAACACATTGCTTTTGGTATTAGTATGACAATTACATTCATTCTTGCTGGTTTAATCAGTGAATTGATTTCTGGGAAAGGCAAAGAATAATGGTATCAGCAATTTTAAATGCAGCGATGGGAATGATGGGCGTATTTGCGTTCTTAGTATTTCTTGCTCTCAGCTCTGTCGCATTATTACCTATTTTGGGCTCTGTTTATTACTTAATCGCAGATCTTTGTAAGTGGATTAAGTCAAAACTTGATTAAGCAGTCGCTTTAGAAAGGAGGTGAGAATATTTGCCGATTTTTAATTTTATGAATCAGTCAACTGAGAGTCCACCAGCTACACAATTCTTTGGTGATGACGATTATAACTTTCTGAAAACCAATTTAACGGGTAACGAGTGGGTGTCCGCTAAGTCAGCATTGAAAAACTCTGATCTATTTTCTATTATCAATCAGCTTTCAAATGACTTAGCAACGGTTAAATTGACAGCTACAAACGAGCGGATACAAGGCATTATCGACAATCCAACAAACAACGCAAACCGCTTTGGCTTTTATCAGTCAAT